GCAGTTAAAAAAATATTTAAAAAGTAAATATTATGGCAAAACTGCCTGAGTATTTTTATATAGATCGTAAAAAATTTTATATAGAATATTGGAACAAAGAAGAAGCGAGTAAAGTTCAATGCGACGGGCAGTTTGATTTAGATAAAGCAGTAATAACTATTAACAAAGATTTAAAACCTAAAGATAAGTTAATTACTGTTATACACGAATTTTTACATTTTTTAGTTTGGTATAATAGCTTAAAGCTAAATGCTAGAACCGAAGAACGTTATGTAGATTTGTTTTCAACTCAGTTGATACAAATACTACTAGATAAAAAAAACAAAGATTTAAAAAATTTAATAATAAAAATATTAAAAGATAATTAGTGCTACAAAAAGTTTATCGCTTAACTTGGGGTGGTGCATATCTAAAATGCTAATAGGGGTGGTAAGAGTTAATGGCGATAGAAGAAACAACAGAGAGAAGTATATTTTTTGATACAGATGAGTTCGCAGATAGTATTACAATTACAATTGGCGGAACACAAACTACGATTAAAGGTATATTTGACAATGAAATGACAACAATTGACGTTGGCGATAACGCAGGTTTAACGGCTAACCAACCTAAGATAACTGTTAAAACAAGTGATGTAACTAACGCAGACTTTGGCGACCCTGTTGTAATTAACTCAGTTTCTTACACAGTTAATAACGTTTTAAAAGACGGTACAGGAATTACAGAACTATTTTTAACAGAACAATAGAAAATGGCACATAAAAGAACAAGTATTAGAAATAATGTTACTACAACATTAACAGGATTAACTACGACAGGCTCTAACGTTTTTGAGAGTAGAGTATATCCAAACGAATTAGCAAAATTACCTTTACTAAATATTTATAGTAATACAGAAACAAGCGAACTATCTAGTATAGGTAAGATTGAACGTAACTTAGAAATAATGATTGAGGGCTTTGCAAAAGCAAGCGCAAACATTGACGAAACTTTAGATACAATCGCTAAAGAGGTCGAGGTTGCTATGGCAACAGATCTTACTAGAGGCGGACACGCTAAAGATACATTTATAACAAATACAGAATACGAATTAGAAAACGTGGGCAATCAGCAACTAGGCGTTATTAAAATAACTTATAACGTACACTACTTAACAACTAAAGCTGACCCTGAAACATTAGGATAATAATATGGCAAAAAGAATTATAGTCGTAAAAGACAATAATAAAATTGAGATTTGGGACAACGAATTAGAAACTTTTGAAAAAAAAGGTTTTAAAAAAGAGGGTTCTAAACCAATTATAAAACCACAAACAAAAAGTAAATTAACAATAAAAGAGGATAAATAATTATGGCAACTCATACAGGTAGCGCAGGTGTTGTAAAAGTAGGTGCTAATACTGTTGCGGAAGTAAGAAATTGGTCAGTAGATCAATCGCAAGACACAGTAGAAACAACTAAATTAGGCGACACAGTTAAAACATTTAAAACGACTTTAAGTGCAAGTTCAGGAACAGTAGATTGTTTTTGGGACGAAACTGATACAACAGGACAAGGCGCAATGACTATTGGTGCAACAGTTACTTTAAACTTATATCCTGAGGGTTCAGATAGTGGCGACACTTACTATTCAGGTTCAGCTATCGTCAATTCAATCGGTGTTGCGCAAGCACACGACGGTTTAGTTGAGAGATCTTTTGGCTTCCAAGTTTCAGGTGCATTAACAATAACAACAGTATAATAATTTATGTCAGATATAGACAAAGTTATTTCACATTTTGCAGATAAGAAAAAAAGAACAGTTACAGTAGAAGAATGGGGTGTAACTTATTACATAAGTCCATTAACTATTGCAGAAACAAGACGTTTATTTCAATCAGCAAAAAAAGATGAAATAACAATGCTAGTTGACGCTATAATTATGAAAGCCGAAAAAGAAAATGGCGACAAAGCATTTAGCGTAGCTGACAAAGATAAATTAATTAATCAGGCAGACGTAGATATAATAAAAACCTTAGGTTCTTTTATTGTTAACGAAGTCAAAGAGGACGACGTAAAAAAAAACTTCGTTTAGAGCCTGACTTTTACGCAATATTTTTTTTAGCAGAAAAGCTAAATAAAAATGTTAGTGAAATATACAATATGTCAAAAGCAGAATTTGACAGTTGGTTTATGTATTTAGAAGTTAAAGCTGAAAAAGAAAAATTTCAAAATGAGAGATTAAAGCATAAGAAATAATATGGCACAAAAAGGTATAAATTTTAAAATAACCGCAGTTAATAAAACTAAACAGGCGTTCGGACAAATAGGTCGAGGTCTTAAAGGTATTACTAAAGCGGTATTTAATTTTAAAACTGCATTAACAGGCGCAGTTGGTATAGCAGGTATGGGTTTATTAATAAGAAACTCATTGATAGCAACCGACCGTCTTGGAAAAATGTCAGGCGTATTAGGTATTGCAGTTAAAGATCTACAAACGCTAAAATTAGCGTCTGAGATTAACGGTATTGAATTTGAAACTTTTGCAAAAGCAACAAGACGATTAGTTGATAACTTTGGCGACTTTTTACAGGGTACAGGGGAAGCTACACAAACATTTAAAGCTTTAGGTATATCTATAAAAGACGCTAACGCGGTCAACGGCGATCAAATGGCAATCTTAGGTTTGATTGCAGATAGATTAGATTTAGTCGAAAATAAAACTATGCGTCTAAAGTTTGCGCAAGAGATATTTGGTGGTAGAGGTGCAGAATTAATTAATGTTTTACGAGGTGGTTCGGAAGCTTTAAAAAGATTTGCTATTGAAAGTGATAGATTTGGTTCTTTAAATAGTAAGCAAGTTAAAGCAGTTGAAGATTTTAACGATAGTGTATTAAGATTAAAAACAGTATTTGCAAATATTGTAAATCAATTAGTTGCAAATGTTAGTCCTGCTTTTTTAAGATTATCAAGAGCAATAAGAGAAAAAGTTTTAACAAGTATAGAGGACGCAAACGGTTCAATTCAAAATTTTGCTAATGTAGGTGCAAAAGATTTAATAGACTTTGGTATAAAAGCCGTAAAAATGTTTGAGGGCTTGGTACAGGGTATAGGCGATTTTAGAGTTGCATTATTAAGAGCAGTAGAAGTTTTACAACACCCATTTAGTAAAAAAAATAGACAACAAATAGAAGATTATAAATTTAGCTTACAAGGTCTTATTGAAACTTTAGAGGGTTTTAAACAAAACGTTGATGTTGTAACAGATAGTTTAGGCGAACAGGATAGTACAATTAAAGGTCTTACTGAAACTGCTGATAAGTTAAAAGACGAATATTCAAGTGTAGAGGACAGAATAAAAAGATTAGAGAACGCAGGCGATACTTTTGGTAATTCTATTGCAGGTAATTTTGAACGTGCAGTATTTGAGGGCGAAAAATTTAGAGATACATTAAAAGCAATTGGACAAGATATATTAAAAATAGCTTACAATACTGCTATTACAAAACCTTTAGGCGAAGCTTTAGGGTCAAGTATATCAGGTTTCTTTGGTTCAATATTTAGTGGTGGTTCAAGTCAATCTTTTACTAAACCTAATATGTTAGATATAGCGGGCAAACGTGCTATGGGTGGCGCAGTAACAGGTGGCAAGTCTTATTTGACAGGCGAGCGCGGAATGGAAATTTTTACCCCCAATAGTTCAGGTCGTATAACACCGAATAACAAAATAGGACAAGACAGTATTAGAGTAGTGCAGGAAATAAATATTATGCCAAGTGTTAGTGAAACTGCTAGAGCAGAAATATTTGGTATGTTGCCTCTAATTAAACAAGAAGCTTTAAACGGTGTATTAGACGCTAGAAATAGAGGCGGTTCTTTTGCAAGAGCCTTAGGAGTTAAAGCATAATGGCAACTTATACAATACCGACAACTGTTGGATTTAGTTCAGTAGAATTTGGTTTAGAAAATAACAACCAAGTTTTTGAAAGTCCTTTATCTAATAGTATTCAGGTTTCAGAATTAACAGGCGCAAGGTGGTACGCAACATTTAATTTACCGCCAATGAAAAAAGAAAACTCTTTAGAGTACATAGGATTTTTACAAAGACTACAAGGCAGAGTACATAGTTTCTTTGGTTTCGACGCTAATCATAGATCGCCTAGTGGTACAATTGCAGGTTCAACTTTATTAGTTAATGGTGCAAGTCAAACAGGAACAAGTTTAACAATAGACGGTGCGCAGGCTAGTACAACAGTTTTAAAAGCAGGCGATTTTTTTAGTGTAAATAGTGAATTAAAAATGATTACAGTTGACGCTACAAGCGACGGCGCAGGCGATGTAACTGTAAATTTTGTACCAAGTTTAAGGTCTAGTCCAAGTGATGACGCAGTTATTACTACGACTAATCCTGTATGCACAATGAAACTAACAGGGGATAGTACGACTTATTCTATAAATACCGCAGGAATTTATGGAATAAGCTTTAGTGGTTTAGAGGTATTTTAATTATGGTTAAAACGCTAACTACAAATAATAGTAACGTTTTAAACGATGATGTTTTAAGACCTGTATATTTTTTAAAAATAGAATTTCCTAGTAGTACAGTTTATTTAAACTCTAGTGATAGAAATATTACGTTTGACGGTAACAGTTATTTAGGTGCAGGACAAATAGGAACTTTGTCAGATATTGAAGAAACATCTGAATTACAAGCTAACGGTATAAAATTTACATTATCAGGAATACCAACAACATATTTATCAGTTGCTTTGACAAGTGAATATCAAGGTAGTCCTGCTACACAATTTTTAGGTTTTTTAAATAGTAATTATACTTTAGTTGACGACCCATTTATTATTTTTGTTGGTAAAGTTGACACTATGGCAATAAGTTTATCTGATACTGCAACAATAGAATTAGATATAGAAAACAGATTAGTTGATTGGGAACGTCCAAGAATATCAAGATTTACAAACGAAGAACAACAAAATTTATTTAGTGGCGACAAAGGTTTAGAGTTTGTCGATAGTGTTGCAGAAAAAGAATTATTTTGGGGAGTTGATAACTAATGTTTAAATGGTTTGAAAATCTTAAAATAAAAATTGTAAAAAGAATTTTAGAAAAATACGCGCCTAAAGGCGAGTTTCTTGCTTATATAAATAAAAAAGAAGCAGAAATTTTAAAAAAATTAGGTGGCGCAGGTTTAGAAATAAAACCAACAGGAATTAAATCTTATTTTAGTATAGGTAGTTTTTTTTCTTCGGCAGTTGAATTTGTTACTAAACCTTTATTAAAAACTGTTGCAAAAAAAGGCGGTTGGAAAGGTCTTTTATCAGGTGGTTTAAAACAGTTTGCATTTTCTTTTATTGCTAGTGCAGTATTTAGTTTTGCTTATAAAAAATTAGCAGGCAAACCAAAACAACCTGACTTTAATAGTTTTACAAACGAAGCAGTTGCAAGAAAAAGTTTAATTCGTAGTCCTGTTGCAGTAAGATCAATTATTTACGGCGAGGTTCGTAAAGGTGGTGCAATAGTACACGCAGAAACTTTGAACGATAATAAAGATTTATATTTAGTAATTGCTTTATGTGGACACGAAGTAAATAGTATTGGTTCAGTATTTTTTAACGACACAGAAATTACAACAGGTCAAATAGACGGTTCAGGTAATGTAACAAGTGGTACGTTTAGCGGTAAAGCGCAAATTATAAAACACTTAGGTTCATCTACACAAACTGTTGACACAGTTTTAGATAGCGCAAGTTCAGTTTGGACAAGCAATCATAGATTAAGAGGTATAGCTTATTTAACAGTTAAATTAACTTTTGATAGCGATGTATTTCCTAACGGAATACCAAACATAAGCGCAGTAATACAGGGTAGAAAAATTTTAAATGTAACTACAAGTGCAACTGCATATTCTAATAACCCTGCTAACGTTATTTATAATTATTTAACGTCAAGCGACGGTTTAGGTGCAAGTACAAGTGAGATAGATCTAGCAAGTTTTCAACAAGCACGATCTGATTGTGAAGACAGTATTACGATAACAGGTGGTACACAAAATAGATATACTTGTAATGGTGTAATAGAATTAAATAAAAAGCCTGTTGAGGCCATAGAGGATTTAGTAAGTTCCTGCGCAGGTACATTAACGTATCAGCAAGGTAAGTTTAAATTAAAGGTTGGTAAAGCAACAACATCAACTAGAATTTTAACAGACACGGATTTAGCAGGTGAACTTAAAATTGTAACAAGACCTAAACGTTCACAACTTTATAATAAAGTTAAAGGTACGTTTGTTGACGCAAATACAAATTTTAGTATTAAAGAATTTAACACACAGGAAAGTTCGACGTTTCAAACAAGCGACGGCGAAACAATTGTAAATGAAATAGAATTACCATTTACGACCGACCCTGTTGAAGCACAACGTTTGGCTCTGATTGTTCTTAAACAATCAAGACAAATGATGACTTTAGAATTATTATTAAAGCCTGAGCATTTAGATTTTGGCGTAGGCGATGTATTTGGATTTACTTCGACAAAATTAGGCTTTACGAATAAAAAATTTTTTATTCTTGCTTATACCTTAAATGCTGATTTATCAGTAAGTATTGTAGCGCAGGAATACGCAGATAGCGTTTATGATTTTAACGCAGTAGCAGAACAGGTAACTTTAGATACTGCAAGTGCAATATCTTTACCAAGTGCAACAACTGTTGTTGCGCCAAGTTCTATAACTGCTAGCGATACTTTAAATGCTTCGTCCGACGGTATTGTTGACGTTGTTTTAACTGCAACTATACAAATACCAACAACAGAAGCTTTTATTGGTCAATTTGAATTAGAATATAAAAAGTCAACTGATAGTGTTTATGTATCAGCAGGTCGTTCATCTACAAATACGTTTCAAATATCAGGTGTAGAGGACGGCGCGTTATATGATTTAAGAGGTCGTGTAATAAATACTGCGGGTGTTAAGTCTAGTTTAGTAAGTGCGCAACACTTAGTAATTGGTGGTACAGAACCGCCTAGTAATTGTGAAGATCTTGCAGTTAGTATAAGTGGTAAATCACTTACGCTTTCGTGGTTAAAACCACCTGACCTTGATCTTAAAGAAACAGAGATTAGACATAGTACAGATTTAAACAATGCAACGTGGATTGGTTCACAAACTTTAACTAAAGTTTCAAGAACATCAACGTCGGTAAGTCTGCCTGCAAAAAAGGGCAGTTATCTTGTTAAACACATTGATAAACTTAATAACTTTAGTATTCAAGCAACAATTGTTTCTACAAACATAACAAAAATTACAGGATTAAATTTTCACGCAACGTTTTTAGAAACGATCTCAGGTAATACAGGTGTTAAGCAAGACGTTGCAGTAGTTCAAGACGGTGCAGATCATTATATTGTTTTAGCAACCAAAACAGATTTTGACGACGGATTAAATAATTTTGAAACTAACACAACACAATTTTTTGATAGTGGCGGTGTACTAACAAATACAAAAGCTTTAGGTTTTTATAATTTTACGAATGTTTTTGACTTATCACAATCAGGACAAGTTAAGTTAGAACCTAAATTATTAAGTACGGCAGAGGATAGAGATAGAATTTTTGACGCGGTAACAACAAGTAGTAACAACCAAAATGGACACTTCGACACAGAACCGTCCCACTTCGACGGCGATGTAAGTTCTTTTGCAGATATTATTTTACAAGTTGCAACGTCAAACGACAATAATACTTATTCAGGATTTTCAGACTTTAATACAACAGGCGAATATTCAGCTAGATATTACAAGTTTAGATTAAAGCTTAGAAGTAACAACAGTTCAGCTAACCCTAAGGTTAGCGGAATGTCTGTTGACGTAGATGTACCTGATCGAATAGAGCAGGGCGCAGACCAAGTAACGTCTAGTGGTTCTAAAACAATTACTTTTAGTCCACCGTATTTACAAGAATACGCAATAGGTATTAGTAGTCAAAATTTACAAAATGGCGACAGGCACACTATAACTAGCAAAACGTTAGGTGGCTTCACTATAAATTATTTTAATTCAAGTGGTTCTGCAATTGACAGGTCATTTGATTTTATAAGTAAAGGATTTTAACAAAAGGATAAATATATATGGCACAGGTAACGCAAATTACAATTGACAATCAATCGTTTCCAAATTTTAGATCAAATTTAAACAATAGTTTAAATGCTTTAAACAGTTCACACATAGGTTCATCAAGACCTGGAAGTGCAGTACAAGGCACACTTTGGATTGATAACACCAACATTGGTAGTAACGAACTAATACTTAAAATGTTTGACGGAACAGACGATTTAAGTCTTTTTACAATAAATATATCAACTAACGCAGTTACTTTACCCGCAGGTGTTTCAGTAACAGAAAGCGACCCTAATTCTATACCGTTTAGTGTAGCGTTAGGTTCATAATAATAAATAAGGATAAACAATGGCAAATAACTTTGGCGACGCGCAGGCGACTATTAGTAATAATAGTCTAACAGACGTTGTAACTGCAAGTAACAAAAGTTTAGTTATCGCAGGTACAATTAGTAATACACATACAAGTTCTGTAAATGTAACTTTAAAAAAATACGATAACGGAACTACAACGGCATTTACAATTTTAAATAATATTCCGCTTCCTAGTGGTTCATCTTTAGAATTACCAAAAATAGTATTAAACACGTCTGATAAAGTACAAGCGCAATCTGACCACGCAAGCGGTCATATTACAGTTGCTTTACAAATGCTAACAGACGTTAGTTAATTAAAAGGATAATAATAAAATGACAAATTATATTGGAAATAGACCTGCTAACGTACCTATAAGCGCAAGCGACGTACCTAATTTACCAACTAGTAAAATTACAAGTGGGACTTTTGCAGACGCAAGAATAAGTAACTCTAGTGTATCGCAGTTTGCTAGTACGTTCGACGATAATAAAATTGTAAATGATATTTCTACTTTAGGATTAAGAGTACACACACAAGAAAATTTAAACGCGAGTAATACTAACTCTGCGTCTTTTGATGTATTTCAAGATAGTTCAGGAATTACAAATTTAACTAACTGTCAAAGAAATGCTAGTGAATATATGTCAGCAGTTTCTATATCAGCAGAAAGTGGTGGAACAACAGGCGACTTTGACGATATTACTTGGGGTTATCCTGGAAGTGCTTTAACTCAGGGTGCAACAACTTTAGCAATAGGACATAATTCTTATAACTCAACTTTTGAACAAAGAAGTAATTTTTTATCAGGCAATTATTGGTGGTCGTTTAAAGTTGACCATAGTACAATGCAAAGTTTTTCTGCTAACGCTTCAGAAACAACGCCTGGTCAATTTGCTTTTACTATTGGTATAAGAGATAATGAAAACAATGTATCTAGTGTTAGTGATAGTATTTATAACAATAACAGTAGTACACATTATTATTTAAACTTTGCTGAAGTTGATAATTCAGAAACAGTTTATTTTTTGCGTGACCAAACAAGTCAAGGTAGTGCCACAGTTAATTTAATTGGAAATTATATTACATTTTTAAGAGATACTGCTAGTAGTGGCTCACTAAAAGTTTATTTAAGTTCTACAAGTAATGATTATGCACAAGGAACTTTGCTACATACTTTTTCAGGTTATTCCAACACATCAACTAACAAAATAATAGTTGGTCAAGGTCACAATCAGGGAGTAAGTTTTACAGGACAAACATTTGTTCAAAACTCATCTTATAAAGACGGAATTTCAAGTTTGTCATCTTTAACTGCTTCTGCAACAGGCTCGTTTGAAAATAACGCAATAACAGTTTCGTCAACTTCATCTATGGGCGCAGTTATAACTTATCAAGATCAAGCAGGAACTAACGCATTAAACACAGATATAATTTTAAAACTTTCTGCTGATAACGGCAGTAATTATTCTACGGCTACGCTTACTGCTTTACCTGATTTTGCAACAGGTATTAAAATGGCAAAAGTAAATGACTTGTCAGTAACCGCAGGAACACAATTAAAATATAAATTAGAATTTGCTAATCAAAGTTCAGGAAGTAAAGAAGCGCGTATTAGAGGCGTATCACTACAATATTAAGGATAAAAAAATATGACATTAACAAAAGTAAGAGATCGAGGAACGACAGGAATATCAACTGACTTGTCAGGTGTAAATAACAGTATAAGTAGATTAGGTTTAAGAGTTATAGCAAATCAAAACTTGGCAGGAATAAACGGTAACGATATTTCTTACGATACATTTGAAGATAGCACAAAAATTACAAGTTTAACTAATGTTGCAAGAGATAGTAGTGAATTTATTTCTTCTGTTGCTTCTTCTGAAGTATATGAAACAGGTGATAGAGAAAGTTCTTATACAATTACTTTAGGTGGTCTAAGTGCGCAAAATGATTTCGGTAATAATACTGATGTAGGTAATTGGTTAAATGGTAGTAACGCGTCAGGTACAAGTAATGGTTGGTATTGGGCTCACAATGGCTCAAATTTTGACGGTGCTACTATTACATTTGATTTAGGTTCAGGAAATTCTAAAATTTATACAGGTGCTAAATTTTATCAAGATGCTAACTTCTCTAGTGGTAATTGGTTATTTCAAGGTTCAAATAATGGTTCTAGTTGGACAAATTTGAGTTCAACTTTTGTTTGGCAACCTGATAGTGGAAGTGGAAGTAATTGGATAAATGAAGAACTTTGGTCTAATAATACTGCATATAGATATATAAGACTTGAGGGTCAATCAGGTGCGGTATCTGAGGGTAACTCGTGGCAAAAAGAATTAGAATTTAAAGTTAAAACTATAACTGCAAGTGCAACAGGGTCATTTGAAAGTACTTCTATTACTGCGCCTGCAAGCACAAATAAAATGGGTGCGGTGCTTACCTATACTAACACTAGCGGAACTGCGAGTTTAAATACTGACCTGATACTAGATTTAAGCGCGGATAATGGGTCAAATTACAATAGAGCAACATTAACGGCGTTACCTGATTTTGCTAGTGGCGTAAAGTGTTGCAAGGTTAACGACTTAGATATTACTAACGCAGGCACACAATTAAAATATAAAATAAGTTTTGCAAATCAATCGCTTGGAAGCAAGGAAACAAGAGTAACGGGTGTTTCGTTACAATATTAAAGGATAAAAAATTATGGTAGGATATATAGGACGACAAGCCGTAAATGGCAATTTCGTAAAATTAGATAGTATAACAACGAGTGCTACTACAACATTTAATTTATTAAATGGTGGAGTTGCATTTTTTCCTGAGAGTGCGCGAAACTGTATTGTCAGTTTAAACGGCGTAATACAAACCCCTGAAACTGCATATAATATTGTAAATAGTACAATTGTTTTTTCAACGGCTTTAACTAACGACGATGTTATTGACCACATTATAGTTTTAGGCGATGTTAATTCTTTAGCAACAGTAAGCGACGGAACAGTAAGCACGGCTAAGATAGTTGATAGCGCGGTTACAACTGCAAAAATAAACAACGACGCAGTAACGGAAGCAAAACTTAATTTAATATCAACGTCAAGCGTACCAAGTCTTGAAGCTAAAGGCGACGGTGGTTCTCAGGACGGTTATATTCAATTAAATTGTTCTCAAAACTCACACGGTATTAAAATAAAATCTGCGCCACATAGCGCAAACGCTTCGTACACGCTTACGCTTCCAAACAACGACGGAAACGCAGATCAATTTTTGAAAACAGACGGTTCAGGCGTTTTAAGTTTTGCAGACGCAGGTGGTGGTGCTTATACATTAATAAAATCACAAACTGCAAGTAATTCAGCTTCAGTAGAATTTAAAAATGGTGTTTCTAGTGTAGTGTTAGATAGTACATACTGTCATTATTTTGTAATTGGTTATGATGTAGTTTCACAAACAGATGATAAAAATTTACAAATTCAATTTAGTACAGATGCTGGGTCAAGTTATATAACTTCAGGCTATGATACAATAATTAACAGAATTAGGTCAGATTTAGCAAACTCAAATCAAACTGCAACTGATTGCGCTATGTTATTAAATAGTTTTGGTAATAATGCGTCAGCACAAAAAGGCGATTTTAAATTTGAACTTTTTAATCCCGCAGGAACTTTAAAAACATCATATTTTTTTAATGGTACTTGTATAGACCATCAAGGCAGAGTGGCACATATGAACGGTGGTGGTATATACGAAACTAATGGCGATGTTGATGCTATAAAAATATTTTTTAATAGTGGAAATATTGTAAGTGGTATTTTTAAATTATTTGGATTGAAAGGGGCTTAATATGGCAAGAACTAAAATGATTAATGGTGTAGAAATTAATTTTACAGCAGAAGAAGAAACAGCAAGAGATAACGAAGAATTAATTGTTGCAAATAATGAATTTAATAAAAAATTAAATGATTTAAGAGAAGATAGAAATAAACTTTTAGCAGATACGGATTATTTGGCTTTATCAGATAATACAATGTCTGAAAGTATGACAACTTACAGACAACAGTTAAGGGACGCAACAAGCGGATTGGAAACTGTTGAAGATGTTGAAGCTTACGAGTTTCCAACTAAACCTGAATAAAAAGTGGATCTAAAGCTATGCAAAACTGCATAGAGTGTAGATCTATAAATTTTTTGTCCAGGACAGCTCACAATTAAGAAAGTCAATAAAATCAACATTTTTTAAAAATAAAAGCTATGCGTTACTGCATAGGGTAAGCGCATTATGGCAAAGAAAAAAAATAATCTTTATGGAAAAATAGAACACGAAAGCAAAGCAAAGTTTAAGAAAACAACAATTGGTGGCAAGCCGTCTAGGTATAAAACAAGTTCACTAAACAAACATAAAAGAAGAAATTTAGGAATATGAAACCAACAAAAATTCGTGAGGATAGCGGTATTGATCTAAGTTTAAAAAATTTAATTAGTATAATTATTGTCAGTTCGTTAGCCGTTTATAGTTATTTTGGAATTATAGAAACTATTAACAAGCATAGTACAACGTTAGAGTTAGTACAAAAAGATTTAGAATTAAACTCAGAATTTAGAATTAAATATCCAAGAGGCGAGTTAGGTCAATCAAGTGGCGAAGCAGAATTGTTTTTAATTGTAGAACATTTAAGCGGTTTGGTTGAGCAATTAGAGGAAGAAGTTAAAAGTATGAGAAACAATGCAGTAAATATAGATTTTTTAAAAAGTAGAACTGAAAAACTTACTGAGGACGTAGAGAAATTAATTAGAAATGGTAACGGTCATTAATGGAAGTTGTTATTGCTTTATTAATGTTTATGGGTGGCGAAACACAAACACTTAAAGAACATTTATATATACAAGATCAAAAAATGAGTACCTGTTTAAAAATGCAAAGACAGGCAAGAAAGTCAACAAATGGTGGTCGTGTTGTCTATCAATGCGCTAAGGTTAAAGCGACAATAATTATAGACGAGTATTCAAAAAATAAAAAAATAACAAGTATTGCGAGTTTAGATGATTGATAGAATTTGTTATTTTATTTTCGGTTGGTTAGATAGGTTACTTGCTAAAGTTGATGAAACATTAACTTTTAAATTTCCTAAGCCAAAAAATAAAAAGAAAAAATGAAATATTTATTGGTTTTATATATGTGTAGTTTAACTAGCGGTCAATGTCCGTCTAGTCATTATGCAGGCTACCAATTTAATAGTCATTATGATTGCGTTGTTGCAGGTTACGGTGTTGCACAACAAACATTTAAAAATTTAAACAAAATAGCTGAATTTGAAAAAGAATATATAGAAAAACAAAAAATTGTAGTCAAATTTGAATGTAAAGGAATTAAAGACGATGAAAAAGAATTTGAAGAAAAAGACAACACAAAAGAACATAGCGTCAAGAGTTAGTGCAATAGAATTAGAGTTTGCTACTCATAACGCAACCTGTTCGGAACGATATAAGAACCAAAAAGAAACTTTAGATCGTATAGAAAAAACTATAAAGAAAAATAGCGAAGCAATTGATAAATTGTTCGGTATTTCTAATAAAGGACACGGCGCAATAAAAGTATTAATACTTATTGGGTCAGCAGTTCTTGGTTTTTTCAGTTATTTTAAATTCAAAGATTTTATATAATTTTGTCAAATACAGAACTCATAAACGAATACAAAGACCAAGTTAAATCTCTTACCGATAAGGTAAAAGAACAAGCTAAGGAACTTGAAGATAAAGACGCTAAGATTAAGCGTCAACTTATTCTATTAGAACAAAAAGATCAGGACATCGAAAAAATAAAAGAAAAAATAGATAAAACTAAAGAGGAACTAAACGATATATGAGCAACGAAACATTAGAGGAAATGGTTTTAAGACACGAGGGTTATCGAAATAAAGTGTACCGAGATACACTTGGATTTAAAACAATAGGTGTAGGTCATCTATGCTTACCTGAGGAAAATTGGAACGAAAACGTCGAATATCCTAAAGATAAATTAATGGAAGTATTTAGAACAGATCTAGCAAACGCTAAGTTCTATGCAAACTTAATGGTAAAAGGTTGGGAATTACCTGAGCCTGCGTTTCACGTTATTGTGTCTATGGTTTATCAATTAGGTTCAGTAAAAATCAAAAAATTTAAGAACTTCTTAGCCTGCGTACAAGGTCATCAATTTGCAGAGGCCAAAACACACGGACTTGACAGTTTGTGGGCGAGGCAAACGCCTCATAGAGCAGAGGAACTTATGAATATATTAGAGGGACTAGGTAATAAATAATGTGGTTATCTTTAATTAAATTTGGTGTTTCTACTGCTAAGGAAATACATAAGAACCGACAGGAAACTAAGGTACTTGAAAGTGTTGCAGAAAAAAGACAAATGCAACGTGTTATTGACGGCGAAATCCAAATGGAAAAATTGGTACAAAAGAAACAAGATAACGATTTTAAGGACGAATTTTGTTTAATTTTACTAAGTTTGCCTTTACTGATTTTAGCATATTCTGTTTTTTTTGGCGATCAAGCTTTACAAGATCGCGTTGATTATTTTTTCTTAAAGTTTGAAAATTTACCGTTTTGGTATCAAGGGTTAGTTATTGGTGCATTTAGTACGATACTAGGTATTCGTGGTGTATCAGCAATTAAGAAAAAGTGATTTACGTTGTCGAAGAATTTAGAGTTATTTATTGCAAGTTTTGTAAAAGAAAACCAACTGCAAAAAAGACATATCCTAAAATTTGTAAAAAGTGCGCAGTAAGAGAAGTATCTAACTCAATGATAGATAATATAAATATGAAAATACATACCTATCAATGAGTAAAAAAAAACATACGTCTAGTGCAAAAGGTGTAGTAGGCGAATATTCTGTTGCGTTACATTTTACTAAAAAAGGCTATTATGTTTTTATGGCAATAGACCCTCAAAGTCCCGCAGATATGGTTACACTAAGTCCTGAGGGAAAATTGCAAGCTTATGACATAAAGACTAAGACATATCGTAAAAAAGACTATGTATCTAAAACAGACGGCTATAAAAGAAATACAACAGGTAGTGCGATAAGCCGTGCGCCAACAAAATTACAAAAGAAATTAAAGATTAAATTATTAATGACAGATTTTTAATAAAAAAACTATTTTACCTAGTAGTTAAACGAAACCCGTCGTAGCAAAAAGCTACGGCGGGTTTTTTGTATTTTAAGATATTATTTCGCCTTTTAATCGAGCCTTAAATTGCTCAGGCGAGTAGTGGTGTTCAGAAGCTTCTTTTGGGCTAATAACATTATTTTCTATAACTTTGACTTTACAAAGTTCAGACATAGCTTCGCCAAAATCTTTTTTAAAAGTATTCCAACAAGCTTTAATATTTTCGCCTGTAATAGTTTTAATTCGATAATGACTAAAACTATCATCGGTTTTTAAATAAAAATCACACGTTATCATTATTTTACCTTTTTAAGTAATTGAACCAAGTAAGGCGCAGGCTTAGTACGACCTGACAACCAATTATTAATTGTCATACGACTAACACCCAACGACTTACTTGCTTCGGTTTGGTTCTTAAATTTCTGTAAAATCAATTTTTTAATTTCTGTTTTAGACATAATTATTTAATTGATAATACAGAGTAGTTACGATGTTTCAAGCATTGATCTAAAAGACTTGGCTTATGTTCGCTAGACCAAAAACCAAAATTTCTGTCGATTATATGCTCACACTCTTGCATATCAGCGTAATAGTTCTTACCACCGTCAACAGACGACTTAGGGTCATAGACAGGGTTATAAGAACTACACGCAGATAAGCTTACAAATAAAAATAAAATAATTAACCTTTGCATAAATCCCCGTAGTAGTTACGTTCATTTATAAGATCAACGTTTTTGATTTTATCTGCTTTACAAATTAACTTAATAGTTTCCTGAGGTTTCTTACCAAGATGTATTAAGTTAGTTATACAAATACGACCTGTTATGTCGCCGTATTTTTCTTTGTAGTGTTGTTCTAAAACTCTTGCAGGAACAACTTTTTGTTCATCGCAAGTATTACAACAAACACCAAATAGACTTACAGGGTCAGGATTAGCACCAATACCCTCAAAGTCCTTTTGACATATTACGCAGTTTGTCATTTTTACCTAGTTTCTGAGTTCGCTTTGTTATTACTCTTATCAGACGACGACGAACTCGTTGCGTTGTCAGATAATTTTTTTATATCTTGTAGATAATATTTTAAATCGTAGAAATTTATGTAGTCAGTTTTTTTACTGATTAAATCAACGTACTTTTGGAACTCAAACTTACCCTCTTTTAAAGTAATAGAACCGTCATCTAAAACTTGTTGATGATGTTTATTTTGTATGCAACCCGCAAGTAAAGGACTTGTAATATTTTTAATAAATTTTAAATGTTTTTTGTAAATAATATGCAAACACCAACCAACAGAACCTTTATTAATAATATAGACCTGATTACTAATAGGACTTAAAGCATAATACCCACCGTATAGGTTAGATTGCTTTTTAAATATTTTTTCCCATTTTAATTTTTTGCTCATATACCGATATTTATAGTGTAAAATACCTTTACAGTAAAGTATCTTTACACATTAAAATAGCCTATAAATAGGTCGTTTTATGCGGGTTTTTTTACGTCATAAGCTGAATAGTGCTGATAATTACTGAATATTATTGAACACTTTTTACGTCATTTAAAAAGCTAGAATTATGCTAAAATTATTGGTACATAACAATTCGGTTTGATTTAGACCCTATGGTTTGGGACTATGCGCGCAGTTGCAAATACACCCGATAAATAAAAGCTTTTTGATTTTTTTACGTCGCATTAAAAAATGTTTTACGTCAAACAATTTGATATAACTTTTATTTAAAAATGGCGGGGCTTGGCGCAGTCTGGTAGCGCATCGCGTTTGGGACGCGAGGGTCTCAGGTTCAAATCCTGAAGCCCCGACCAATTAATTCTTATAACCTAGATCTGTTCTTGTTGATGTTTCTACTGCTTTAATCTTAGCATTGTAGGGTAGGTCGCATTTATCACAATAATACTTATTGTCTAAAGTCTGTGTCCAACTAAAGACATTTTTATTGCAACTATTACAAACAACGCCTGTATCGTTATCAAAATAATAACTACATTTGACAGATACAGTTTCTACTTTTGGATTAATATTTAATATATCTTTTATAAAATCTTTTAGGATATTAAACATTTTTTAAGGTCTTAATTATTTCTTTTTTTAAATATGGGACAATTTCTTCTTCTTTAGTAGGATAAAAAATAGTTAGATCTCTTTTAGTTACTTTGCATAACGCGTCTAATATACGTTCTAATAATTGTTGTTTATTTAAAACCATACCTTGTCTATATAAAACATTTTTTCATTTTCTTTGTCTAAGCAACCTGAACAAATATGTCTATTATGAATTACTACTTGCCAATTAGCGTCGCCTACATTTTGCCACTCATAATTACCGCAAGTGCCACATCTAATCTTAGCTTGCTTTTGTTTTTTTTCTTCGGGCATTAACGACCTTTACGTTGCTTACTTGCTTCTACTAATTTACGGTTGTCTTTAAAGTTAATATAACTCTTTAGAGTTTTGTCTGACTTATGACCTGACAACGCCATAACGTTAGATGTAGATGTTTCTGTTGCAATATCAGAAATACCACCTTTACGAAAACTACTAAATTCTAAATTAGGATTGCTTAATTGTTCTTTGCATTGATCTAAAACAAATCTAACTTTTTCTTGTAAGTATCTTTTAGTAAATGGATAATACTGACCTGATATAAAACCGTGAGAGTTTTTTTGTTGCTTACGCATAACCATATATAAACCTTTTTTCTCTGCAAAATCTTTTTCTAAACGTGCAACTAAACTTGGGTATAAACACTCTGTATCGTCATATAACGGAAACTGAACCCAACTATTATTTTTTTCTTGTATTATATCTAAATGGTTTTTTTTGTAGTGTTGCGACCAAGTTAAATCCTTAATGTAACCAACTCTAATTA